TTACTGTAATACTAAATAAAGAGTATACAGGTGGTGAATTTGAGATTACTGTTCCTAACCCTAAGAACATTGATACATCATCTACTTATGATAAACCAAATGTTGGTGATATAATATTATTTCCCTCACACATATGGAATAAAGTACACCCTGTCAAATCAGGTGTTCGCAAGACATTGGTGGGGAGGGTGTTAGGTAGACCTTTTATATGAAAATACATAGAATCTTTCCTACTGTGCTAACAGAGTTTAGTTATGATATGTCTAGTGAAGAAGAATCAACAGTACATAGAGAACTTAATGATAAATTTAAATATCATCCAGATGTTTTTCCGATAAACACTATTGATTATTTGCATATTCATATACCACAGTTTGCAAGATTTATTATTGATACAACTAATACTATATTAACTGATACTTTTAAATACAGTTATGATAGTATAGAAATTACTAATATGTGGGCAAGTAAATATGAAAAGGGGCAATATCATGCACCTCATACTCATGCAAACAATGTATTGTCTGGTGTTTATTACTTAACAAACGGAACGCCTGTTCAATTTTTTGACCCTAGACCCGAAGTTTTATCACCCACTTGTGTTGAAAATACTATTGATAATGTATCTGTATTTGATTTTAATGCTGTAAAGGGAACAGGTGTAGTTTTTCCTTCTTGGTTACATCATTGGGTGCCTGCAGCTACTGATACTAGAATTAGTATATCTTGGAATATAATACTAAGAGGTCACTATGGTAATCATCTTAATTTACAAAATGCAAAGATATGAGAAATCTAATACTTACTAAGAAGAATGATATACATCTAGTAGTGGACGCTGATGAAGATGTTCGCCGAGACTTAGGAGAACACTTTACATTTTCTGTACCTGGTTTTAAATTCATGCCGGCCTATCGAAACAGACATTGGGATGGCAAGATAAGATTATTCTCATATACTAATGGTCAAATCTATACAGGTCTATACCCATACATACTAAACTGGTGTAAAGAGAATGATGTTGAAGTAGTAGATAGAACAGACATAAAGGACGCTAATGTAGATGATAAACTTGTCGATTCTTTCATCAAGAAACTAAAGATACCTTTTGAAGTAAGAGACTATCAAAAATCGGCGTTTATACACTCTATGATAAAATCAAGGTGTTTAATGTTATCGCCTACAGCTTCGGGTAAATCTCTGATAATTTATCTGATGGTGCGATTTAATCTGATACGCCTGAAAGAAGAAAAAAACAATAAGATTCTTATAGTAGTACCAACTACTTCTCTAGTAGAACAATTATATAAAGATTTTAAAGACTATGGTTATGATAGTTTAAGAAATGTCCATAGAATATATCAAGGGCATGAAAAAGAAAGTAATAAAAGAGTATATATTAGTACATGGCAGTCAATATACAAAATGCCGAAAAGATTTTTTGAGCAGTTTGGAATGGTTGTCGGTGATGAAGCTCACTTGTTTAAGGCAGTTTCTTTAACTAAAATTATGTCAAGACTAGAAAACTGTAAGTATCGTATTGGTCTTACAGGCACACTTGATGATAGCAAGACACACAAACTCGTTTTAGAGGGTTTATTTGGTGCCGTGAACAAGATAGTATCAACCACAGAATTACAGGAAAAAGAACATCTAGCGAAGTTAAAAATAAACTGTTTAGTATTGAGACATGAAAAGATGTCAATAGACTTTCTTAGAGGTAAGACATATCAAGAGGAAATGGACTTCCTCGTATCTAATACAAAAAGGAATAAATATATAAGAAATCTATGTTTAGGATTAAAAGGCAATTCACTTTGCTTGTTTCAGTATGTTGAAAAACATGGCATGATACTTAAACAACTGATAGAAGAAAAGAATAAAGATAAAAAAGTATTTTTTGTTTATGGAGGCGTAGAAGCACATGAGAGGGAAAGCATTAGAGAGATTACCGAAAAGTCTGACAACGCTATTATTATCGCTAGTTATGGCACCTTTAGTACTGGTATTAATATCCGTAATCTACATAATATTGTTTTTTCTAGTCCTAGTAAATCTAGGATACGAAACTTGCAAAGCATTGGTCGTGGACTAAGACTTAAAGATGATAATTCAGAAGCTAGACTGTATGATATATCAGATGATTTATCGTATCAAGAAGAAGAAAACTATACACTTTCACACTTTAGAGAAAGGATAAATATTTACAACGAAGAAGGATTTAACTATGACATTCACAATGTCGAGTTATAGGAGAGAATCATGGAAGCAATAAAGATTATTAAACTTATTAATGGTGATGATATCGTTTGTACGATACCACAACACTTATTAGATGATAAATCGCCGCTTGTTAAGGTAGATAAACCTCTTCAAGTAAAGTATATTCCTGCTGTGGAAGAAATGGGTCTTAAAGACTATGTTGCACTAATAAAGTGGACTTCATATTCTGATGATACTATTATTTCTATACCTAAAGATAAGATTATGACTATCACATCTGCTGGTAAAGCTATGACTAATTCTTATGTTAATGTTTCATCTACTTATGATAAAGCAACTATGACACAAGAACATAACCAAGATTCATATAAAAGAGAAAGATACTCTGATGAACTTAATGAGAGACTAAATCAAATCTTTGATGACCTTGATGATACTACTAAACACTAGCTACTCTGACCCTTGGGGAGATAACACAGCTAAAATAACATAAAAAACACATAATGTCAAGCGTGGTTGGATAATGAATTTTGCTAAAAAATTAAGATTAACTATAATGTCATTTTATATAGTGGCACCTATAGGAACATATTACTATTTCTCATGGCAAGGTATAGTCATTGCATACATAATGTTCTTATTATTTACATTAGGTGGCCATGGTGGGTTTCATAAAGTCTTTGCACATAAACAAATAAAAACAGGAAAATTTTTTTCATATTTTTTACTTTTCTTTGGTTCACTTGCAACAACAGGAAGTAGTATTACATGGGTACTAGGACATAGAGTACATCATAAGTATCCTGAAGATTCAATAAAAGACCCATATTATCCACATGAAGGCAATTGGTTAAAAGTAGTATTTAGAGGAGCTCAACCTGTTGATGAATATCCTCTATTAATCGTTAGAGATTTACTTAAAGATAAAGTACATGTATTTGTATATGAACATTACTTTAAATTATTATTTTTATATATTCTAATATTAGGATTAATTAGTCCAGAATTAGTTATATGGATGTGGGCATTACCTGCTATGTTATATGCAATATCATTACACCTTTTTATAGGTTGTCTAGCACATTCTGCCCCAATAAAGCAAGGATTTAGAGAGTATGAAACAAAAGACAAGAGTATAAATAGTCATGTATTTAATTTAATTACTTTAGGAGAAAGTTATCATAATACACATCATGCTAAACCTAGTCAATTGATTAATGGTAAGTATGATATATTAGGATATGTACTATCATTTATATGCAAATAACAAGTTATCATATAGAAAACGCTAAACTATGTTTCTACCAAGGACTATCTGCAATAGGTATTATATATGGTTTATTTGTATTACCACTTTATTTGTGGTTTAGTTTCTTAATATTTGGTTGGTTTTTGGGCGGTGTCTTTGGACACGCTATAGGTCTACACAGATATTGGGCACATAGAAGTTTTAAAGTAAATAGATTTTGGCATTATGTATTATGTTTTCAATCTGTAATGTGTGGTATGGGGTCGCCGGCTACATATGCAAGTGTACATTTAAGACACCACAAACATTCAGATACAGAAAAAGACCCTCACAGTCCTAAATATAAAGGAAGATTACCTGTATTTTTAGGTTATTTCTTTAACATATATGCTGTTGATTTAGCATATGCAAAAAGATTTTTAGTGAGATTTCCAGAACAGAAATTTATACATCAACATTACAACAAGTTTCATATATTGTATATAGCATTATTATATTTTATAAATCCTATATTATTATGGCCACTATATTTCTTTCCAGTAGTTTGGGCAGTTTTATTTGGGGCAATAGTAAATGTGTTTAATCATTATCCTGAACAGGGTGTAAGTGATAAAAAATGGATAGAATATTTGTTAGCAGGTGAAGGTTGGCACAAACAACATCATCATAGAGCAACTGCAACTTATCCGTATCCAGATTTTTCAGGCACATTAATTAAACTAATAGGTGAACCAAAGGTGAAGTATGACAAAAATAGGGCAACACTATAAAGTAGTTATATCAAATTACTTAATACAGATAACAACAATAATATCACTAATATATTTTTGGAATGATGTTAGTCTATTGTGGATTGCATTAGGATATTTCTTTTTTGGATTCTGTATATTAGATGGTTATTTGCACAGATATTTAGCTCATAGGGCATATGAAATGCCAAGAGCTCTTGAAATACCTTTCTGTATTATAAGTACATTAGTATTACAAAACTCAGCAATAGCATGGGCAAGTAATCATGTTACACATCACAAATATTCTGATAAAGAAGGTGATAGTCATCCTGCTAGTGATTGGTTCGGTACATGGTTTTGGATAGGCACAAATAAATCTACTTTAAACCCCTTTGCTGTAAGAAAACTTATAACAGACAAACTATATGTCTTTCAACAAGACCACTATTTTAAAATATTCTTTACCTTAATGTTTATATTATTTTTAATTAGTCCTATGTTTACACTATGCTTTGTAATGGCAAACATTGTATTTGGATTTCATGTTACAAGTATTATAAATGTATTAACACATAAAATAGGATATAGAAACTTTGATATTGATGATAACTCTACAAATTTGAATATATTTCTGATACCTAGTAATTTACATAATAATCATCACAAATATCCTAGAAGTATTAATAATTCAACAAAATGGTATGAAATAGACTTAACTTATTACTTTATTAAATTAATAAAGTCAAACCAGCATTGACATTCTTTGCAAACTATACTATAATGTAAAACATGAAAACTGAAAAAAAGAAAGAACATTATGTGAACAACAAAGAGTTTCTAGCGGCTATGACCGAATATAGAAAACTTTGTGTTGAAGCAGAAGAATCAGGTGAAGATAAACCACCTGTTTCAAACTATATAGGTGAGTGCTTTTTA